AAACTTGATGAAGAATTAGATATGCAATTTTCTGCTTAAAACGTTTTAAGGTGGTCTTCAGTAAGTATTAGAAACTTCATGTTTCGCTTGTGACACCAGGCATACGCTGTAGACCACTTTCTTCTATTTCTTTCATAAGTAATCAACGCATTTTTATAAGTACGAGTTACACGCAATGGCGCTTTAGGTTTACGTGTTTGTGCTTTAGGTTTAATCTCTACAACAAACTTTTTGAATGTGCCGTTTGATTGTCTAACTTTCATATAAAAATCAGGATAGTATCTATGTGGTCTATTGTCAACTGAACGATAAGATATTGCTATTTCTTCACTACCCCATTCCATAACATCCCTAGTTTTATCACAATAAATCATAAAACGTTTCTCCCAACTAGACCTATAAATAACATTGTTTACATTGCCTTTATATTTCTGTGGGTTGAGTGGTTTGTATATACCTTGATAGGGTCGTTTATCTATATTCTTCAACTTCTTCATAAATCTATTTATTACCAACATAAATAGTAATATGGCAAGCGTATTTGACACTATAAAAACACGTGCTGGGGATACAACAAAGTCTGCTACTTGGTATAGAACGCAAGTAAATAAGATTGCTAGTAATACTACAGCAGGACAATTGTTTAGACAAGGTAAACTTAATCGTAGACCAAGTGTAGGCAGATTGAACTTATTTGGGTACAATCCTAAATACAGAAAAACGTTACCTTATTATGATGTATTCCCATTGGTGTTGCCATTAGAACCAATATCAGGTGGGTTTATGGGTATGAACTTTCACTATCTACCACCACTATTGAGATTTAGATTATTAGAACGTATGCAGGCAACAGCAACAGATAGTAGATTTGACGATAAGACAAAATTCAATGTAAACTATGATGATGTAAAGAATATAAAAATTGTGAAACCAACAATCAAAAAGTATTTGTACTCATATGTACAGACAGGATTTTTTAGAGTAAATGCAGATGAGGCAGCAGTTGCTATCTACTTACCTGTACAAAGATTCAAAAAGGCAACTGAAGCAAAAGTTTATTCAGACAGTAGGAGATTTATTTAATGTCAATAATTAGTGTAGGTAAAAAGATAGGTGATTTAGATATACGATTAGGTATACCACCATCTAAAGCACAATTCAATGTAAGCGAAACTAATAAAAGATTTTCAGTAAATAACGTTACATCTAATTACAATTCAGTTTACAACATATTCAGATCAGGCATAACACAATCAGGTGGGTTTGCAAGACCGACACAATTTATGGTTACGATTGATGGTCCTAAAGCAGCAACGTTTGGCGATACATCAATATACGCTGACGCAAAAGGTAAAGATCAGGCTGCTCGTATGGCAAAGAGTGCTAGATTGTCAGCGGCAATCAAAAAGAATATGCAGTTAAGAATGGATCTATTCTGTTCAAGTGTATCATTACCTGATAAGACTATCACAGACGATACAAATGAAACCTATTATGGTCCTAAAAGAGCATTTGCTAAAAATGTACAATTCAATGAGGTCACATTAGAATTTTATACTAGTATAAACTATGATGAACGTATATTTTTTGAGGCATGGCAAAACAGCATAGTTGATCCTATATCACATAACGTAGGTTACTATGATGATTATGCTACACCATGTATGATTACAATTACACCATTAACTAAAACGTTTATCGCTGCATTACAAAATTTTGAACCAACAGGCGATACACTTGCAGATAGAGATAAGATCAGACAATCACTAGGCGATAACTCTGGTTTCTCATCTTATCAAGTGCAAATGTATGAAGTGTGGCCTAAAACAATTGCTGCTACACCATTGAGTTATGACGCTCAAAATCAGATTGTTAAAACTAGTGTTACATTTACATACAGAAATCATGCTACATCAGCATGGAACTTTTTAGGTAAAACAGCAACCGAAGAATACAGCACACTAAACAGAAACGAATATAGAACTAATACGACAGCAATACAAGGTAACCTATTAGATAACCTACCTTTTGGTATAGGTAACGAGATAGGTAGAGCAGGTCGTCAAGTGTATGAAACACTTAAAAAGAATTTGCCTATTGGGCGAACAACGGGAGGACGTGTGTTCCCGAAAGGTCTACCAGACCCTAGAATCATACGTGATTTTTTATATTAATAAGGAGTTAAATAATGAGTTTATCATTTATAAAGGTGCCTGAATATAATTTGACGTTATCAAATAATGTAAAGGTGAAATACAGACCATTCTTAATAAAAGAAGAAAAAGTTTTATTGATGGCTGTAGAGAGCAAAGACGAAGGTGAGATGAACAATGCTCTAATTAAAATTGTTCAACAATGTACATTATCACAAATAGACGTAACGAAGTTACCAGTATATGACTTTGAATATCTTTGGTTAAATATACGAGGTAAATCTGTTGGTGAAATTATAGAAATGAAATTGAAATGTCCAGATGACGATACCGTTTCTGTTGACTATCAATTAAAATTAGATGATGTTAAACCTGACCTTGATAAGAAGGTTGATACAAAGATTGAATTTGAAAAAGACTATGGTGTGATAATGAAAGTGCCTACAATTATGCAGATTGCTAACAAAAGAACATTGTTAGATTTGTCTTTTAATTTAGTTAGGGATTGCATTGCTCAAATATACAATGGTGACGAAGTACACGAAGCAAATGATTTATCTGTAGAAGAACTTGACGAGTATGTTGAACATTTAACTACAAAGCAGTTTAAACAGATAAGAGAGTACTTTGAACATTTACCTATTGTATCACACCTGATTAAGTATAACAATCCTAAATCAGGTAAAGAGTTTACATTATTGTTACAAGGGGCGTCAGATTTTTTTCAGTAACCCTCTTGCATGAAAACCTGGAGAGTTTGTACCGTACTAATTTTGCATTAATGCAGTACCATAAATACTCTTTAAGTGAATTAGAAGATATGATACCATGGGAGAGGGAGATATATGTTGAAATGCTTATGCAACATATAAAAGAAGAAAACGAGAAGATAAGAGAAAAACAAAGAAAAGGATAATTTATGAATTTTTTAAAGAATATGCTAACAACAGGTTGGCAAGGTTTTAAACATGGTGCTAAATCACTATGGCATTTCATTGAGGTAGAGATACCTGAATTGATGTCAAACTGGAGACTAGTACCAAGACTATTAATGCTTGCTTATGGTTGGGCATTTTTAGATGTAATCAACTGGTTTATGATGTTAGAAAATCCTAACAACGCACAGGCAGGGTTAGTGTCAGTAGTAGTTGGGGCTGGTGCAGGTTGGTTTGCAATATATGTAAACGGTAAACCATCTAAAGTTAAAAACAAAGAATAATAAATGCCAGAACAAGTAAAATTTAAGAAACCTAAACCTAACTTTCAATCCATCTTAAAGAAACAAAAAGAGATGGAAGATGATGAGAAGTTTGCTATATCTGATTCGTTACAAGAATACATTGATACGATAGGTAAAAAGGCAGGTTATCAGAACCAAGAGAAGTTAGAAAAGGCCAATATCAGACAAGAGGTAATTAACTTTGTTGATAATTACACTATCAGCAGCCTTGATAGTATCAAAGGCATGGAGTATGATGACGCATTACAATTACAATCATCAACCGAAAAGAGTATAGCAGAGATAGAAGGTACTGGTCAATTGAATGAGGCAGAATTAGATTTTATTAGAGCAACGGTAGGTGAAACCAATACTAGATTAAAAGAAGTATTGAAGTTATCTACACGATTAAAGTTTGCATTTAGAGATTTGAAGAAAGAACTTAAACCTCTAAAACTTGCTGCTAGAGTAGGTCTAACAAGAATACCTATTTTAGGTAAAAGAATTGAGAGAGCAATACGTGCTGAAGAAGAAGGTGAGTCAGAAGCATTACGTATTAAAAGAGGTTTAAGAAAAAGAGAAGCAAGAGATACCAGAAAAATGGGTGACACTTCATTCCCAGCACCCAACGATCAGAGTCAAACTCAACAAAATAAAACAATTGCAAAACAAACTACTGCTGGAATAATGGCAACAGATAATAAATCTATACCAAAAGGAGATAGAGAAGAACTTGTTGAGGAAGAAAGAGAGTCAGACGCTCAGTTTGAAACTACAAGTGGTACATTAGAAAGAATACTTGAAGAAACAGAATTAACAAATGAATTACTAGGTGGTAAAGGTAAAAAAGGTGCAAAAGATGACAAAGATGGTTTTAGCATACTAGAAGTTTTAGGTATGAAAAAACTATACGACTTTGTTAAAGCAGGAAGAGTTGCTACACTTGTTGCAAATTTAGGTGCCTTATCTGTTACAGCAGGTGTATTTGCAGCTGCGGCAGCTGCTGGTTTTGGTCTTGGTAAATTGATTGAAAAAATAGGTATGTCAAATGTTGGTGAAGAAGAAACAAAAGAAGTAAAACGACAAAGTGCAGACATAACATCATCATCAAACTTTGAAGGTGTATTAGCTGAAGACATAGAAGCAGAGAACGCATTAATGAGGGATGCTCAATTAAAAGATGAGTACAATAGAGGTATAAAAGCAAATAAATTACCAAAAGACATGACCTTTGAACAATATAAAACAGCAAAATCAAACGCAGGTATAACAAGAGAATTAAAATTTGAAGGATTTATGGGTACAAATCTATTTAAAGACGCAAATCTAGTGAAAGCTGATGCTGATTATGGATCAATAAGAGCACAATTTTCAGAGGATCAGGTAAATAGTATGATAGTACCACCATCAATTAAAGCAAACACCGAAGGCAAAATTGAAACTGCTAACACAATACAAGCAGACGG